TCTTAACTATGTATATATGTGTATATGCATGATAGAAAACACGAGTGTGCCATCTAAACTATTGCAAGGCCTGCTATTGCACTGGCAAGCGAGGCTCCAGTAGAGATGTAGGGAAGAGCAGTTTGGGTGACTTCGGCGGCATACTTGGTGGCTTTCTGAATGGATTTGACGAAGCTCATGAAGGAATGTCCACTGGCGGTGACAGGGTTAGTTGCTGCATTGGCAACAATCAACTCATATCGTGGCGAGTACGGGGACATGTCTTCGGTGAGAAGGTCCGGGGCATTGGAGAAATACTCACAATGGAGGACGCATTTAAAAGAGAAGGTTTCTCCACTGACAGCTCCAGTAATGAGCATCGTAGGATAGGTGGAAACGTTCGGGACTTTGCCATCAACAAGCGCAGGGGGACTTGATCCAATGGGTGCAAAAGTTCGGTCTTCAGGCCCAAAGGGCTGAATGCGGACTTTTCCCCCATCATCAGGGAGGGAGGCAGAGTAGCGACCGTCTCGGTCAACCATGGCAAGGGACAACTCAGCAGCGGTTGAATACGTCGGGGCAGATGATGTCCTGAGAACCTTGGTGCAACGTCCTGCTTGGATTCGTCCGATCTTGTCATCATCACCAACAGTGGAATGGCACTCAATACTTCCACCAACATAGCGAATGTTTCCTTCCAGGGCGTTCAAAGCAGTGCTTTGGTACCATGTATTTTGGTTAACGCCTGTTGGAGTTGCTCCTTCAGAGTGGGTGAAACACAAGTAGTTGTGGGTGAAGTGTGGGTTGAGCGCGGCATTGATGCATCCATCTGCTGGGGCTGTGACGACAATCTCGGTTGAGAGCGTGAATGCTGCTGTGTCTCCGGACGCAGAGTCAAGAATTTTCGCTCCACGCGCTTCATCAGCAAATGGAGTAGTAAGAGCAGCAATAAGACGTTTTTCGGCACGAGTCCAAACAACAGTAGGAGTTTGAGCATTAACTGGAGGACGCCTTCTTCTTGGGTTGTTTCGGGGGCGGCGAGATTTGGAATTGGGCATTAGGAAATGTTTTACTACCTATTAATCGTATTAATTAATATATCCTTGTGGTACATAGCCGAGACTAACCGGCACTAGTTAAGGTAATTTCTTCTTAGCTGCCTGATAACGAGCAGCCCTTGCATGGGCCCGTGCTTCTCGCTTAATGGCAGTATTAGAAGGAATCTTGGTTTGCCCTCTTTTGTTGGGAGGCTTGTATTTTTGTTTAGGAACGCCTGAGACGGCGATGGTCTCAACTGTGGAGCTGGCAGGTCTTTCGGGATGTACTCTTACGTCTCCTACGTGGCAAACGTGGGTCTTGTGAGATTTTGGGTCAATGGGTGGATGAAAATGGGGAGGAGACAGAGCCATTTCAGGGCTATCAATGAGCTTAATCCAGGCTGTGAACTCATTGATTGTGAAGAAGGGGAGATCTCTACGGAAGACGTCAAGCATCCAAGGATGCGACTGATTCGGATAATCCTGATTTGGATCATCAACAGACAGATATCTGTCGAAAATCTTCCTAAAAGATTCCACATGTGCTGCATTGGGAGGATATGTAGTAGCAATATCCATCACTTTGTGTATGAATGGTCCTAAAACTGGAGTGTTGCCATCGGAATTTCGGAATGACAAGCATTTCATGTATAGTTTAGTCCAGTTGCTACAACCATCCGGGAGCTTGGCTGAACTATGAAACTTTGCAAGTTGACGATGGATATCACACATCGAGTCTAACTCACCACGCCAAACATATGGACTATACAATCTAGCAAGGAAAGATACTCCAAGAGCATCTTTCTTTATTATGTCACACTTCAATTCCTGGCCACACATGTGCGCGGCATTACTCATCGCATCGGGATCAATGTCGGCATTCAAACCATCGTCGCCCACATAGGCGCCTAAGGCGTCATATGCTTGAGTTGGTTCTAAACCCATGACCATGAGTCCACCGATACGGAAAGCCATATAACTCATGAATGCATTGAAGGCAGCATTCATGACTGCAGTTTCAGGACTGCCTGAAGCACGAGTGTAGGCGGTGTTATATTTAACGCCAAACCTAGTGGAGGCGTGCACTTGATACTGTTTCGAATGGAGATCAAGTACATGTGATTTGTAAGCAGGTTTGAAAGCACGTGCTAAAAGCATGGTTTCGAAAACCCTAGCAAGATCATTGATTCCGCCGTCATACCGAGTGTAATCAGTATTAGCGACGTGACTCTTGGCTTGCCTACAAATGGAAGCTACTTTCTCAGCAACGTTGCGGGGAGTTAAACCACTAGCGTACCACGGTGCAAAAAGTGGATAGTCATGGATATAATTCATAAGAGAATATATTACCATGCTATAATCCGCCTTAAGCTTAGGTGGCAGCGTTGATATGTTGCGAGGATCTGCAATCTTCTGTGCTGCTTCCGCCTTCATAAATGCCTTAATGTACACCCGCTCATCCGCACCCATACCTTCTGCGTCATCCAAAATGTGGATTTGTGTACGAGTTGATTGACGCTCGCGAAGTTCGTCATTATCAACAGGTACTAGAATCTCAGGAATTGGGAACATGAAGGCAAGGAATTCCTTAGCATACTGTAAGATAGCGGGAGTCAATGGTCTGGTATTCTTTCTAGCATTGACTCTACCATCTATCATACGTTGATCATTAGCCTTACATCTGGCTGGCCAATAAGCTTCATCCAGGAAAGGGGACATGAATGCATCACCTGAACTCTTTGCCTCAGGTTCATGGGGTATGCCCTGTTCCTCGAAGATAAGTTTCCTTATTCTAGGAGGATTTGCAACAACATACTCAGGATGTTTCACATTCTCTTTCTGCCTGACCAACTTAATGATCATGGCAGCTTCTTGACGATTACCAGAGATCAACGTCTCAGTATTACCCAAAGTTATGGGATTGACAAGTGCGCGAGCTTCCAGAACACACGTTTCAAACCGAGTTATGTCCATGTTCGCGGAGAAGTAGTAACCTACTTCCCCAATTGAACACTTCAAACCATCTTCAGCCATATGTATCATATACAAACTATCACCCACACGTGGGTCAAGTCTTCTAAGAGGTTTCTCAGGAAACATCTTAAAAAATTGGTTGATAGGAAAATTCAACATCATGGTTGGGATGAGTAGAACAATACTTTTGAAAGAATTTACTCTGTGTCTGTAGACTCGATAAGAAGTAGAGTAGACCGGGACCATGTATCTATATTTCGTTACCAAGATGTTATCATCAGAGTAATTATATACAAAGTGATTGTACATCTTAGTTCCTTGAATACGGAATGTCATGGTTCCATTTTGTTCAAAGGTATAAGCAGTGTTACCTTCATGTTGTGAGGCAACTTTCGTAGGGGTAACAGTGAACAAAATGAACATGCGGTTACGGAATTTCCTACTGGCGAGGAAACCAGCAACATCTTTAATGTGGTAATCCACATCAACGATGCCAATGGCTGCTCCGTCAGGAATAGGATCCTGCCTAATATCAATATTAAGGTCGGCGACATCATAGTAAGTACGATATCCAGCCAGCCCTTGAAATTGATCGGACTTAGACATCTGGAAAATCCATAATGGCATGCCGAGTGCTTCAGCGACCAACTGCATGAATTTCTCAGCTGATCCGCGACTAGCATTGTCAACAGGGTGGGAGAGGAGGGTGTTAGGCTTGAGGTCTGGGGTGGGAAGTTTCCTAACCACCGACCGAACTACGTCTTCTTCATAAGGAAAGGTACATACATTATGTGCATGTACGTATTTAGAGACGCGTTCTCTAACAAAAATCCAAGTTACATTATGGTGGAAAACCAACCATAACCAACAAGTAAAAAGAGTGAAGGAGTTGAACGCTCTATTCAACAACCTCCACATAGTTCTGACAAACGCAGAGACGAATAACATCAGAACCTCCTATGGGTAACCAAACAGGGATTAACACTTTGTGTACCGGCAATAAATCGATTATTC